GATTTATATTGATTATGTTAATGCAATTGCATTGATGCAACAATGCCCATCATGCAATTGCACAATGGGCATTGTAGTATGTATTAGTTAACAGTTAGTTAGTACCTACACTTACAAATGCACCTGTCTTCTTTACCTTAGTAAGTTGTAGCCACTTAGGTCTGCACAGTAAGTACTTCACAGCATCGCTGGGGTTTGAGCTTTCCATGGGTAGGCGTTCAACCGGTAGCTTCTCGGATGTTTTGTTCTTAGCCATTATCTTGCGTCCACCTTTGCCATACTTCACTATGGCTGGGGTTTTCTCCATACTGCTCTTTACTTGCTTACAGTTGATAGCATCTATTCGAAGATGTGGTAGTCCTAATGTTTCTTCACCGAGTAACAGCATCATGTATTCGTATTCAGCATCCATGGGTATTGCTGCCTGATTCCTACTCATAAGGTTTACCTGCCACCCTGTACGATTGCCCGCACTGTCTTTCTCTATCATGTCCTTAATCTTCTGTGCATCGTCTTCTTTCATACGCTCGTAGTTGTTACCAGCACGGTCGTAGTATAAGTCCAGTACTTTGTTCTCGTGGTAATAGAAAAAGGAAATGAATTGGTCTGCTAACTCACGGAAGGATTGCGGGGGTATGGTGTATAGGAACTTCAATAGCCTGTATATGCGTCCGTCCTCTTGTGCAACTACTAACGACTTCATGTTACCAAAGTCCATACCACCTTCTAACTTAGCGGCTTTGTCTATGTAGCGTAAGCCCCTGCTATCATTGGTAACTTTATCGTTGTACCCAAACTGATCATAATACGCATAATCATATCCATCGTTATAGAAATGTTTATCACTCAACGCTGTATAGAACCGGAGTGTGCGCTTCAGTACCGGGCGAATGCCTAATACTGCTTTCTTTAGTTCTTCAATACCAAACTTCTTAATCAATCCTTTCAGGTACTTGATAGTAAGGAATTGTATATTAACCAATGAGCTGGCATTTACAAAGTAGGTTTGTTCCCACCGTGCTTTTCGCCAATTGTATTCTGCTTTCTCAATTTCCTTTTCGAGTTTCTCCACTTCCTTATCGCGGTTCTTGCTGTTCTGCTCGTTGTACAGCTTCATGCGTAAATCGTTGAGCAGGTCGAATGCCTGTAATATCAACTCAATGCGTTTCGGTTCCATATCTTTAGCAAAGCGGAATATCCAATCGTACTCACCCTCTGCCACGTTGGGCATATCGGTAGTAACTGTCATACCCAGAAAATAAACCGAATAGCCATACATGGTACTGTCACCACGTAATATGGGAAATGCTAAATCTACTTTCTTATCCGGTTGAAACTTTGCTTCGTCGCTGAATAAATGCACTACCGACTTACCAGCCAATAAGGAAGGTCGATCTAACGAACCAATGAACAGCACACATCCATTCCAAAAGAATATAGCATGATCGAACTCACTGACAATGATAGAGCATTTGTCCAACCATGCTTGCGGTGGACGTTGGAAACAAACAAAGTGAATGCCCTCACGCCATCCTTTGCGCTTCCAACCTGTTTTTACAGCATCAAATATATTGGAACGAAAGTTTACATAGGTGTCGCATATAAATGCAAATGGTGCACCAGGCATATCGCTTACTATGGACATAATGCGCTGTGCCTGTATCTCGGTACTTTTACTCATACCACGCCCAGCCACTACTGCCAATATCCATGCATCTATCCAGTCGATTACTACCTTTAGCACATTGGCAAGGCGAACCTCCGAAGTTTCTTCGTTAATCTTTTTTATCTTCCTCATCTACAAAGTCTTCAATATCTTCAGCTATATTACGCATTACATTGTATCGGAATCCTTTCACGCCTGCATCTGCTTTCACACGTTGCATTTTTATAGCCGGTATATCGGGTAATGCATCCAACATTCGTTCTACTTCTTTTTTATCCTCTGGTTTCAATCCCACATCTTCGGGGCTGGTAGTGTAGATCACTGTTTGCTTCAGATACATTTCTTCGGGAATTTCGGGGGCTTTCTTTTCAAAGCAACCACGTAGTTTAGCAGCTGACATGGTCAGTCGCTCAAATGTTTCCAATTGGTTGCTGTGGAGTGCAATGATAGCAGCTTCGTCCAACTTATCAGCATATAGGTTGGCAAATGCTTCGGGCTTTACATTATCCTGAGCATAAAAAAAGTTGATAGCATCGTCAAATACTTTGCGTGCCTGTTGGTCTGTAAGGTCGTGGGTGTTCTTTAGCAGTTTGATAATACCTGCCTTGGTTATTATCTTACCATTGAATGTACTTTTAGCACGCAAGCCACGCACCTTTTCCATTATGGAATAGTATTCCTGGTATTCTTGTGGTAGGTTGGCCAAACTTCCAGTTTTCAGTACCACTGATAGCTGGCTTTGGTTTAGGTCGTCAAAATTCGTCATCCGATAGTTGCTTTACCAAGTCTTTATACTCATTTTCTTTCACAATTTTAGCCAACTGCTGTGTAGCAGTAAGGTTTCCACTTTCGGCAAGTTCCATAAGCTTCATGCCTGCATTGGCTCGCACTATCAGTTTACCCCTGCGGATATGATAGTTCACCACACACCCTTCGATTTCTGCATCGTGCCGGAAATCTTTCAGTGGCTTATCGAAATACATAGCCATATCAGCAACGCTATAGCTAAGAGCAGCCAAGCGTTCCAGTTCGGTTTTCTCATCATCGGTGAGAACGATGTAGTCGACATCAAGATTCATTTACTAAAGTTTTACAATAATTGGTTCAATATTCGGATCTTGCTTACTTATATGCTTAATCACTACCCCACGCTTAACACCACGCAGATAGTTATTTGCTTTTCGGATAGCCACTTCGTCATTCATAGCATCAATGTACACGCAGAAAGGATCGAACTGGGCTTTGCGTCCGGTAACTTTATAAATCGGGTTATCCTTCTTATCTGTTTTCATCCAACCATGCTCATCCGTTTCATATCCTTTTTCCTCCAGATAATTAACCAACCTCAATTCATTTGTTTTCAAATTGATTGAATACTTTTTTAGTCCTGGTACCAGTTTCAGTGATCCTTTGAACTCCTTATCCTTTTTTACTTTCCGGTTACGGAAATAGTTATTAATCCTATCTTCAAGTGGAATACGTGTAGTTCCTTCGAGGTCGACAAACTTACCACAACGGGTGCAAATGGTGGTCAACGTATGACCCAATAGCAAGCAAAGCAGATTATTCCACCATGCCGAGATTCTTTTTCCTAAATTCATAAATTTCTTTTGAGTTGGTTAATATATATTGTTCAAATTGTGCGTTTTCGCCCCAGTTGCCTGAGCCTTCGAGTACTAAATAATTATTGCCACAGCGTATGCAGGTTACTTTTGAGTGATTCCAACCGTACTCAATGTGCAATTGCGGTCGGGTAGTGATTAGGGCATTCAGGTGGTCGATTACCTGAGGCATACGGAACTTCAAACTTTCTGCCACTAAAACATGTACATTGTCAATCGCTTTTAAATCAATTTGTTTTATCAATGCATCAGCTATTCGTCTGCTAATGGTATAGGTCGAAAGGTAAAGTTCGTCAATATGTCCGAAATGACTAATGCAAAATGGTACAAACGTAAAGGCATTAAAACTATTTAGCGTCCAAAGGAACGTACATTCATTCTCACCTGGTATATTGATCAGTTTCTTCAAACTCTCAATCCGTTCGGTGTGCATTGCCCAAAATTTAGTGGACAGTTGCTCCGACTTATCGGCAGGTATAGACCCTGTTTCTTCGGCTTTGGGCTTACTAAATAGGCTAGGCATTCAATTCTTTCAATCGTTGTTCGTACACTTTCATTTCCTCTCTCACCTGTGCTATTTGCCACTGAATTTCTGTTTTATCGCATGGATAGTACGCTCGGTATAAGCGCACTGTCCAGCGATCTATTTTTGTTTGGCAAATAAGAACCTGTTCGCCTGTTACTTTTTTCGGCGATTGATTTCTGCCTCCAGTTCAGCTACATAAGTTACCCATTTATCTAACCGTGCCAAACATTCGGTTTTCTTTTCGTCGGTATTGGCTTTATTCAATGCGTTTTTGGCTTTGGTAACATTCGGCTTGGTTTTGTTGAGTTTTGAAATCAACTCCATATCGTTGATACCCGCTATTTCTTCACGCATTTTCAATAATTCGAATATTTCGTGTTTTCCAAGTAGGGTTGCATTTTCTTTGTAGTAGTCCAGTTCTTCCCACATAAGGCGGTTATCGAGGTAACTTTCCACCACTTCAGCTGCTAAGCGCAAGTTTTCGTCCTGTGCGTTTTTATCGCTGAGTGCAGCGTAAGCATCACGGTAACGGTCGTAAGCCGAGAACATATCATGCACCAATAGTTTGAGTTCTACCGGACAACTGGCATCTTTCAAAAACGGGTAGGCTTCACGTATGCGGATCACCTTTTTCATGGTTTCAGGTATTTTGGCATATTCAGGAGCCAATACATTAATGGCTTTCAACTGTTCGTCGGTGGCAGTGATCAATGTGCCTGGGGTAAACAGTTCGTCAACCGATACATGGAAAGTATCAGCCAATGCCAAAATCATATCGTCGATGTAGTTTCCCGTTTCGCGTTTCGGGTTTTGCGTTTCGGGTTTTAGGAATGGAACTTCCTGCTTTGCTATGCGGGGCATAGTTTTGGTTTCCTGTTCACTTATTCCGGCAATCTTACCAAGTTCGTACACCAGCATATCGGTTACAGCTTGTGTATTACCTCGGTTAAAGGTATTTTTGAGTACCTTATTCATTCCATACTTTTCGTAAAGTGCCACACCTTCCATGTACACACGTGGACCTTGAAGCCACGCTTTAATTTCTTCGTTCATAATGCACCGTTTAATTGTTTGTTTTTGTTTTACGAATGCAAAGATACAGTAGGGCAATTGCCTCGTAAAGGACAGAATTAGTAGGTAGTTGGTAGTTGATAGTGAAGCCAAGTTTATACCTGCTTTTACACGATTTTACGTGCTTTTACATCCAACCGTATTTTTGTTGATATATTTTCACAAAAAAACCACCGTATTTTCGGTGGTTTTTTCTTTCTTATTCCCCTTTAGGGATTATAGGTTATTCCTCTTCAGCAACCATGGGCAAATCGTCGAGATGCAAATACTTGGTAACTGGTATAAATCTGTCTCTTATACACATCTGACGCTGC